GCCATTGCTGCATCCTCACGATGATTGCATAATCACAACATGTTGGAAGAGAAGCCGACTCGCTATTTCGGGAAAGTGTGCCTCAAGCACCCTGAACTTAACGGCGAACGGCGACTCGCTAACAGGTCTTGTGTGGCGTGCAGCAGGGAAGCTGTCCAAGAACGTCAGCGCAAGAGACGAGAAGAGGGTGATGCGCAATTTCTTGAGATGCGCCGCCGACACAGTCGAGATTCCTACTATCGGGATCACGAACGGTCGAAGGAGCGTCAACGAAGGAATGTTGCGGCCTACCGAGAGCGCCATCCAGAGTCTCTGGAACGCCAAGCGGAATGGCTCAAGCAATACCGCGCACTGAACCCTGATCGTTTCAAACGCTACGATCAGACAAAGTACCAGCGGCATTACGCCAAGATTGTGCAGAGGGTACGGCTAAGAGAGCTCGCGCTTGAACAGCGCACTCCCACTTGGGCGAACCGGGAAGCCATAGATGCCATCTACGCCGAGGCCCGGCGTACGAACATGACGGTAGACCACATTGTCCCTCTGCGGGGCAAGACAGTAAGTGGACTTCATGTGGAGAGCAATTTGCAATTGCTAACGCATGAGGAAAACGCCAGAAAAGGCAACCGTTTTAATTAAGGAGCATCGAAATGAGCTTTCCAAACGTCTCAGATATCGTGGCGACCACGATCCAGTCGCGCACTCGTCAAATTGCTGACAACGTCACCAAAAACAACGCTCTGCTGAGCCGCCTGAACCAGCGCGGCAACGTCAAGACCATCAGCGGCGGTAACGTGATCTATGAAGAACTGTCTTTCGCAGAAAACGCGAACGGCGGCTTCTACTCTGGTTACGACCTGCTGCCCGTGGCCGCCCAGGACGTGATCAGCGCCGCCGAATACCAGATCAAGCAGTACGCCGTTCCGGTCGTGATGTCTGGCCTGGAAATGCTGCAGAACAGCGGTAAAGAGCAGTTCATCGACCTGCTGGAAGGTCGCCTGAACGTCGCAGAAGCGACTATGGTGAACCAGCTGGCCCAGTCGATCTACTCCGACGGCACCGGCTCTGGCGGTAAGGAAGTCACCGGCCTGAACGCCGCTGTGCCCTCTGACCCGACCACCGGCACCTACGGCGGCATCAACCGCGCTTCTTGGACCTTCTGGCGTTCCAAGCTGTACGACTTCAGCGCCCAGTCGGTCACCCCCAGCGCGACCACCATCCAGGCTGGTCTGAACGCTCTGTGGGCCTCGCTGGTTCGCGGCACCGATCGTCCTGACCTGATCGTTCTGGACAACAACTACTGGTCGTACTACATGGGCAGCCTGCAAGCGCAACAGCGTTTCACCTCGCCCGAAACCGGCAACCTGGGCTTCCCCACACTGAAGTTCATGGACGCCGACGTGGTGCTCGACGGTGGTATCGGCGGCTACTGCCCGGCCAACACCGGCTTCATGCTCAACAGCAAGTACATCAAGTGGCGCCCGCACAAGGACCGCAACATGGTGCCGCTGAGCCCGAACCGCCGCTACGCCATCAACCAGGACGCTGAAGTTCAGATCCTGGCTTGGGCTGGCAACCTGACCACCTCTGGCGCTCAGTTCCAGGGCCGTATCCAGAACTAAGTTTTGGTGGACCGTCGTGGGTCAACCTTTCCCGAGGGGTTGGGTTGACCCACATCCCTCGGGTTTTTTGAAGGAGAAATGAGATGGCAGCAACTTTCAGCGCAGCAGTGTCTGCTGCAGCCCCCGCAGTCGTTGACACGGCCGCGTCCCAAGATACCGGCGCAGTCTGTGAAGGCATTGGCCTCACCGGCGTTGACGGTGCAAGCATCGGCGGCTCCCGCATCGGCGGCGACCCCGGTACCGACCTGGTGATCGACACCAACGAGTGATAGAAAGAAAAAAAGATGCAACCCACGACACCCACTATTTTTGAAGAGCCCAGCGACTGGGAAAAGCCTGACGAGTCCCGCTTTGCGATGGACTCCAAGCTGTACGTCGAGTTTTACCGCAAGCCTGTCCTGCAGCCCGGCAAGAGCCGCGAAGCAGGCCGAGCCGTGTACGAGGAGGTGGACTACATCCGCATCCACGTCCCCGGCGACAAGCATTCTGTGGTCGAGCGCCCGATGAGCGATCAGGACGCGTTCCGCTTTGCTGATCGATACGCCAAATGGAAGGCTGGCCAGGAAGAGGCCGTCACTGGCACGCCGCTCACCGCCCTGCCTGGCATGACGCCGTCCAAGGTTGAGGAATACAAGTTCTTCAAGATCGTGACGATCGAGCAGCTGGCAGAAGCCAACGACAACCTGGGCGGTAAGTTCATGTCGTTCCAGCAGGACAAGCAGCGCGCCAAGGCGTTCCTCGAGGTGGCCAAGAACAACGCCCCCATCGAGAAGATGAACGAAGAGCTGGCCAAGCGCGATGCGGAGCTCGAAGAGCTGCGCAACATGGTGACGGCCCTCCAGGCCAACGCCAAGAGCAACAAGCGGGCTGTCGCGGCAACGGCCGAGACGACCGAATAAGAGGAGCAGGGGATGGCCTTTCAAATTGTTGACGAAACCACGCTGTCGGCCATTGTCCGCAATGTGGCCTCGATGGTGGCCTTCCCCGTCCCCGCCGACCCCGCTGGTGATCCTGACCCGACTGTCCAGCAGTTCGTGCAGGCCGCCAACATGGCGGGCATCGAGCTGCTGACCATGTACGACTGGCAGGAGCTCATCAAGAACTACGAGATCCCCATCCAGTCGGACTTCAACCAGCAGCGCCAGAAGGGCTTTCCGCTCCCCGAGGACTTCTTCGACTGGATCGACCAGACCAACTGGAACGCGACCACGCAGTTCCCGTCCCTGGGCCCGGTGTCGCCACAAATGTGGCAGCAGCTGATCATCCGCACGACGCTGCCGGTGCTGTCGTTCTACTGGCAGGTGCGCGACAACATGATCTACGTCCTGGCGCCCCCTGACTCGCCGCAGACGATGAGCGTCTACTACCTGTCCCAGGCTTGGGTGCAGGACCAGGACGACCCGACCCTGTTCAAGAACCGCATTACCAAGAACGGCGACAAGTCTTTGCTCGACCCCACGCTGATCACGCTGTACACCCGCGTGAAATGGTTGGAGATGAAGGGCCTGGACACCGCCGCGGCAATGCGTGATTTCCAACTGACTTTTGAGAACCGCAAGGGCATGGAGAAGGGTGCGCCGGTGCTGAGCATGGCCCGCGACTTCCGCTTCCCGTACATCCAGCCGCTGGTCAACACGCCCGACACCGGCTATGGAGTCTGACCATGCCCTTGATGCCGCTTCAAAGCCCGCGAGTCCCTAGACGGTCATACGCGGCGCAGACAGCACAGGTTGCAGTCGTTCCGGCCCCGACAGGCGGCCTGAACTACCGCGACCCCATCACAGCGATGTCCCCCTTGGACGCGCTGGTCTTGACCAACTTCATCCCCAAGCAGCAGGGCGTCGAACTGCGCAGGGGCTGGAAACAGACCACCGCCACGCTGGGCGAATCAATTGAATCGGTGTTCGGCTACACCGCCCCCAGCTCCGCGAACAACAAGGTTTTCGTGGCTGCCAACGGCAACATCTACGACGTGACCGACGGCACCTACACCGAGGTCGTCACCGGCACTGGCAGCGATACCGACGAGTGGTGGACCACGCAGTTCTCCACGCCCGCGGACACGTTCCTGCTGGCCGTCTCGCCTGGCGCCGGGTACTGGACCTACAGCACCAGCACAGGCTGGGTTGACCGTACCGCGACCACCACCGGCCTGCCGACAACCGTGCGCACTGTGGCCGTATGGAAGCAGCGCGTCTGGTTCACGGCCGAGGGCGACTCCAACGTCTACTACCTTGACAACGTGGATGTGATCTCGGGCAGCTGCACATCGTTTGCGATGGGCTCGACCCTTCGCAACGGTGGCTACGTCTCCTCGCTGATCAACTGGACGATGGACGCTGGTTTCTCGGTCGATGACTTCCTGATTGTCGTCGGCACTGAAGGCGACATCGGCGTGTGGCAGGGAACTGATCCGACCAGCGCTGACACCTTCAGCCTGAAGGGCGTCTGGTACGTCGGCCCGGTGCCGCGGCATGGCCAATACTTCACGCCCTTTGGTGGCGACGTGATGATCGTCTCCGAGCTCGGCCTGGTGCCCATGTCAAAGCTGGTGGCCGGGCAGTACAGCCAGGATCAGCAGATCGGCCCCGCGTCCAAGATCCAGTCAGTGTTTGCGCCTCTGGTGCGCAAGCAGCTCAACCAAAAGTACTTTGACGTGTTTGTGGTGCCGTCGTCCGACGTGCTGGTGATTAAGATGCCTGCCGATGCTGGCACTTATCGCCAGTTCGCCATGAACGTCACCACGGGTGCCTGGTGTCAGTTTGTGGGCATGCCCATGCGCAGCGCGGCTGTCATCGACGGCAAGCTGTACTTTGGCACCGAGGACGGCTTCACCTGCTTGGGCCTGTTTGGCGACAAGGACGGCGTGGACGAGGCGGGTGCCGGTGGCAACTCTATCGAAGGCGAAGTGCAGACGGCCTTTCAGGCATTCAACACGCCCGCGCAGCTCAAGAAGTTCGGCATGGCCCGTCCGATCTTCATTGCCACCGCCCAGCCCGCGGTCAAGCTGGTGGTGAACACGCAGTTCCAGTTCAACACGGTGGGCGGCTCGCCGTACTTCTTCGAAGACGACAACGGCATCTGGGACGCAAGCGTGTGGAACGGTGCTAATTGGGTTGGCCAGAATACCTACCAGGCATGGTACGGGACTCAAGGCCTTGGCTACTACGGCTCGCTGCGCATGAAGGTGCGCGGCCTGCCTGCAACAGTTTTTACTTCAGCTCACATGTCCACTGAGCTGGGAGGAGTGATGTGATGGCGACTGATTACGACCAACTTGTAAAAGACGCATATGCCGGGATTGGCCGTACTGGCGTCGGTTCTGCGACAAACCAAATTGACCCGGAAGGTCTGGCCTATTGGGTCAATCAAGCTCAGACAAACAACTGGAGCCCGCAGCAGTTTTCCAACATTTTTGGAAACTCGGTGGCCCAATACATGGGGGAAAAGCCGCAGGATCGCTATTCCCAAGGAGTGGCCGACTACCTTGTGGATGCCGCGTATGGAGACATTGGGCGCACGGGTGTCGGGGCAACCCCGCAAAACGTTGATCAAGGTGGACGTGACTATTGGAGAAATGAATTGCTGAGCGGAACAATAACGCCGTCTCAATTTCAAAATGAATTTGACAATGCCGTCACGCAATACATAAAAGCTAATCCAGCAGACCCCGTTTCAAGGTACGTTCAAAGTTACCTTGGCGCGAATCCATCGACGCAACTGCCAGTGACGATGAACTATCTGCAGCCTGGCGGAACGCTTCAGCAAGCGAATTCCAACACCGGCCGTGAATGGGGCACTCCCGAGACTGTCGGCGCGTCCAATGGCCAACTGATGGGCGCAGGCAACGCGAATTACAACAGCGCGTTGATTCGTTCGCTGCGTCAGAGCTCGCTGACCCCGTTCAGCACCAACACAGGCGTGCTGATGGCCCCGAATCAAGGTGCAAGCACTAGTTTGGCGGCCGCCCCTTCTATGGACCAGATGGGGGGCGCGTTCAGTCCGCAGGTGCTGAATCCTCGCGCAGCTTCTGATCAAGAGGTGTCCGACTGGAACGCTTACAGCACCTACCGCACCAACGCACTGAATGCAAAAACGCCGATTCTGAGCATGTCCGAGTGGCTAGCCGGCGGCAAGTCGGACGGAAAAGCGCCAATCGCCCCGCCCGCCACCAACGACGAATACCTTTATTGGGCATGAGGCTGGTGACAGACAAGCCTGGCGAGCACCCAGTGATCTGGGAATGGATGAGTCGGCACGTCGGTTTGCCTTGGTCGTCGGACCTGCGCACGATCGGGGTGATGCGAGAGGATGGGACAATAGCGGCAGCAGTTGGATTCAACTCCTGGACGCATGAGAGCTGCTGGATGCACGTCGCGTTCGACGGGCCTCACAGCATGACCAGAGACTTGATTCGGGCGGCGTTCAAGTACCCGTTCAAGGACTGTGGCAAGGCGGCGATTTACGCGCTGCCGTATGCGGACAACGATGAGGCAATGCGCTTCATCCCGAAGATGGGTTTTAAGGAATTGGCGCGGACTGTGGACTGCGTGATGTTTGAAATGAAGGCAGAGGACTGCCGCTGGATCAAGGAGAACTGACATGGGTGGAAAAGGTGGAGCTCCAGAGACGCCCGACTATCTCGGTGCAACGCAACTTCAGGGCGAGCTCAACAAAGAGAACCTGAACACGCAGAACTACGCCAACCGGCCGACGATCAACACGCCGTTCGGCACGCAGTCGTGGGGCACTCAGTCGGTCACCGATCCGGCCACCGGCCAGGTGGTTACTGCCTGGACGCAGAACAACACGCTCGCGCCCGGCCTGCAAAGCGCGCTGCAGGATCAGATCAACATCCAGGCTGGCCGCAGCGACCTTGCCAACAGCTTCATGGGCCGCGTGGCCAATGAGTACGCCAGCGCTCCTGACTACAGCAACCTGCCTCAGATGGCCCAGGCTGCTCGGCCTACCAGCCTGCAGACCGGCACCACTGACTATGTGCCGGGCTTGGCCACGTCCTTCAACTTTGGCAACCCCCTGCCGCAGTTCGACTCGTCCTACCGCGACACGGTGGCCAACCAGCTGATGGAGAAGATGCAGCCGACGCACGACTACCAGCAGCGACAGCTCGAGGCCAAGCTCTCGAACATGGGGTTTCGCGCTGGCACCGAAGGCTACGACCGCGAGCTGCGCAACCTGAACAACCGCCAGGCTGCCGAGCGCTACAACGCGCTGGACACGGCTGGCAACGAGGCTCAGCGTCTGTACAACATGCAGATGGGCACCGCGCAGCAGGGCTACAACCAGAACCTGCAGGCTGCTCAATTCCAAAACCAGGCGCTCAACCAAGCGCAAGGCATGGACCTGGCCAACATGCAAGCGGGCAACCAGGCAGCCGCACAGCAGTACGGCCTCAACCAGCAGTTTGCCAACCAGCAAAACCAACTGCGCCAGCAGGCCATCACCGAGATGCTGCAGCGCCGTGGCACGTCGCTCAACGAGATGAACGCGCTGCTGTCGGGTCAGCAGGTGCAGATGCCCCAGATGCCGTCGTTCAATCAATCCGGCATGGCGCAGACGCCCAACATCATGGGCGCCCTGCAATCGCAGTACGACTCACAGCTCGGCGCGTACAACGCTCAGCAGGCGGGCCTGAACAACCTGCTTAGTGCCGGTGCTCAGCTCGGCTCGGCCGCGTTCATGTTCTCCGACCGTCGCCTGAAGGCCAACATCAAGCGCGTTGGCACTCACGCGATCGGTGTGGGCATTTACGACTACACAATGATGGGAATGCCGCAACGCGGTGTGATTGCCCAAGAAGTTCAAGCGGTGCGACCTGACCTCGTCAAGCGTCATGCCAACGGTTACTTGATGGTGAATTACGGAGGCCTGTGATGAATGACGATCTGATGTTCGACTACCTGGTGTCGATGGGCCAGATGCGCCCAGAAGAGGCCGAGCTGAAGAAGCGCCAGGCAATGGTGGACGCGCTGCGCAAGAATGCCATGACGCCCATGCAGGGCGAGATGATCGGCAAGCACTACGTCGGCCCCGGCATTGCAGGTGCGATCAGCCAACTGGGCCAGGCGTACATGGCCAGCAAAGGCCAAGAAGGCCTCGACACCAAGATGCGCGACTTCAATTCGCGCCAGGCTATGGAGCTCGAGAGGCTGCGCCGCCGTCGTCTTGGCAATGCTCCTGGCGGCTCCGCATGGGGCATGGACCTTGGCGTAGATGACGGCTACGGTTTTGGAGGCCAATGATGGACTACAGCCTCATGCCTGATGAGGATCTGCCATCGCAGGGCCTTGTCCTCAAGAAAGCTCGCGCCAAGATGTCGGCTGGCGGCACGTTGTCCAACGTCGCGCCGAGCGCTGAAACCATGCTGCCCACCACGCGCCAGCGCTTGAGCAAGATCTACGGCGAACTGGACAAGCTCGACACGCAGGACGTGGACACCGGCGCGCTGCAGGCTTTTGCCAAGCAGCAAAGTGAGCAGGGCCAGGGCGCCATGCTCAACGCCCTGGCAGCGCAGTTTGCTGGCGAGAGCTTTGACCCGATCCAGGCGCAGTACATCAAGCGAGCAAACGCAGCCTCTGAACCCATGAAGGTCGGCGGCGGCATCCTTACGCCCGATGGTCAGTTCATCAAAGACCCGTTCGCAGCACGCGACGCTCGCCGCACTTCGCTTGAGCGCCAGGCTCTTGGCATGGAGAAGATGATCACCGACGAGCGCGAAAACGATCGCCGCCGCGAGGATCGTCTTGCGCAGCAGGCTTCGCTGGACGCATATCGTCAAGCATCCTTGGCCCTCCGAGGCAACGACAGTGCCCACGACTCGCGTTTGTGGCGCGCCGAGGACACGCTGCGCGGCGACTTTGACAAGATCACCAAGGATCTGCGCGATGAGCTGACAGCCACCAGCAAGATCACGCAGATCGTTGGCGCAACACCGCCTGGCCAAAAACCTGACGCGATCACTCAGCAATCGCTGGTGATCTTGCTCAACAAGTTCCTCGACCCAGGCTCGGTGGTGCGCGAGGGCGAATTCGACCGCGTGGTAAAAGCACAAGGCCTCGAGGGCCGCGCCCGCAACCTAGCCGACCGCATCCTCAAGGGCCAGCCCTTGGATGCCAACACGATCGGCCAGATCAACGGCCTGGCGCAGCTCTACAACCAGGCGGCCGAAACTAAGATCCAGAAGTACGCCGACGACTACACCGCGATCGCACAGCGTCGCAAGCTGAACCCCGAGAACGTGATCAGCGATCCGCGCTTCCGTCGTGGTGGTTCGTCTGCAGGCGGCAACGTGGTGGACTTCAACAGCCTGCCGAAGTGAGGTGAATGATGGATGTGCGACTTCCTGACGGCACGGTTATCACGAATGTCCCCGAAGGGATTTCGCAATCGGAGCTGATGCGCCGCCTGGGCAAGCAGCAGACCTCGGATCTGGTTGCAAAGGCCCGCAACGCTGGCATCTCGATGCGCGGCGACGCGGTCAACTGGGGTGTGGAGCTCGAGAAGCAGAAAATCGACGAGATGAGTTTGCCCGAGCGCGTCTTCAAAGGCCTGGGTGCAGGCTTTGCCGACATCCCGCTTGCGGTGCGCCAGATCTTCGCAAAAGACAAACCAGAGAACCTGTCCGACCTGGTCAGCGGCGACACGCCAACCAAGCGCCTGCAGCGCGAGGCGGCCGACAAGCGCGAAGTGGACAAGTACCTGTCGAAGAGCACCGACCTGGGCGTGCTGCCCGATCAGATCTACAGCGTGGACACGCCGACCCTTGGCTCAACCGCGCAGTTTTACGGCAAGACCGCGCCGACCACGCTGCTGCCTGCGGCGCGTCTGGCCGGGCTCAAGGGCTTTGCGTCCAATGTTGGCGTGGGCACCGCCCTGTCCGCGCTGGACCCGACCGTTGAAGGTGAAAGCCGGGCTTGGAACATGGCCACCGGTGGAGCTCTCAGCGGCGTGCTGCCGATGGCCACCTCGGCCGTGAAGGGCGTCTACAACTCGGTCACCCGCGGCGGGGGGCAGAACCGTGCTGGCAAGGAAGTGGCCAAGGTTCTGACCGAAGGTGGTGCTGACGAGCAAACCGTGCTGCGTCAGACAATCGAGCGCCTGCGCAATGCCAAGCAGGGCGACATTCCCCTGTCCACGGCCGCTCAACTCAAGGACGCCCAGATCGCCCGGCTAGAGCAAGGTAGTCGAGCCCGTAACGGGGCCAACTGGTACGACTTCGACCAGAACCAGGCTCGCGCTGTGGCTGGTGCGTTTGATGATGCCACCGCCGAGGCTGCGGAACTGGCCGCCCGGCGCACCACTCGCGGCGGCAACTGGGACGCCAACTGGGCAGCTGCTCAGGCTGGCGCCGACGCGGCCAAGTTCGCCAAGGACTTGCCACAGTTCCGCGCCAACCTGGACGTGGCCTTGCGCTCGCCCGAGGCATCGAACCCGGCTACCAGGGGTATGCTCGAGGCCATCGCGGCCGACATCGATCGCGTGACGGCTCAGGGTATCCCCTATACCCCGGCCCACCTGCAGCAGATCCGCGCCAACTTGAGCGCCAAGTGGCACCCCAAGAACGACACCGCGTTCACCAAGGCCGACCGCAGCTCGCCTGCGCGCCTGTCGGTCATGCAGGAGGTGGACAACATCCTCAACAACACCACCGGCGGCAAATGGGCCGACGTGGTGGGCGGGTATGCTGCCGACAGCAAGCTGGTGGAAGCCTCCAAAGCCGCTGGTCGCGCACGCAACCAGTTTTACGACCCGCAGACGGGCCGGGTGCTAGGCGTCTCGGCCGACCCGAGCGGAGACATTCCCAAGATCACAGAAGCGGCCCTGGGGCGTTCAATCAACGCAGGCAAGGGGCAGTTCTCGACCGACGCCGAAACGCGCCTGGCGGCCATTCTGGAGGCCCTGCGGGCCCAGAACATCGTGCAGGGCGTCAAGCGCTCGGCCACGGCTGGCGGGGGCAGCGATACCGCCTCCAACCTGTACGCCGCAAAAGCTGCCGGTAAGGCTGCCGAGGCCCTGGGCGCGTCAGGCAGCATGACTGCAACCGGCGTGAGCGCCACCCTGAACAAGCTCAGCGAGCTGGCCACGGCCACCAAAGACCGCGCCCTGGCAGAAGCGCTGCAGAACCCCCGGCAAATGATCGCCGTGCTTGAGCGAAAATTGAAGGCAGGCGCACCGCTGAATGCACAAGAACAATACCTGCTGTCCATGCTGCGCGCAGCACCGGCGGCCGCCACATCGAATTGAAGGAGTGACACATGCCACGCAACGCATCCGGCGTCTACACGCTGCCCGCAGGGAACCCGGTCGTACCGGGTACCACGATCGACGCCGCCTGGGCGAATGACACGCTCGAAGACCTGGCAAACGAAGTCACCAACAGCCTGTCGCGCACCGGTGCTGGTGGCATGCTGGCTCCCTTTCGTTTGGCTGACGGCACCGTTACCGCTCCCGGCATTGCCTGGCTGAACGAAACCAACAGCGGCCTGTACCGCAGCGGCGCAGGCTCGACCTGGATGTCGATCCTCGGCGTGAACACCGCCCAGTTCTCGACCGTCGGCCTGACCATCCCGTTTGGCAAGGCGCTGACCGCGCAGGGCAACGCCAGCGTGGCGGGCACATTCTCTGTCGGTGGCCACACAACGCTGTCCTCTACGCTTGCCGTGACTGGTGCGCTTACCGCATCGGGTGGAGTTATTGGCAACGTCACAGCGGCAACCGGAACCTCCACCTTCAACGATGTGGTAATTGCTGGCGCGCTGGACATGACGGCTGGCAGTTCGGCCACCATCACTGGCCTGAACAACCCCACCAATCCCAGCGATGCGGCCAACAAGAGCTACGTCGACGCGCAGGACGCGCTCAAACTGTCGCTCACAGGTGGCACGATGTCCGGCGTTATCGCTATGGGAAACAACAAGGTCACTGGCCTTGCTACCCCCACCGCGGATGCTGACGCAGCAACCAAGGCCTACGTTGACAGCGTGGCTCAAGGCTTAGATGTCAAAGGCTCCTGCCGCGCTGCCACCACTGGCAACATCACCCTGTCGGGCACTCAGACGATCGACGGCGTGGCTGTTGTGGCTGGTGACCGTGTGCTGGTCAAGGATCAATCCACCTCGTCGCAGAACGGCATCTACGTCGCCGCGGCTGGAGCCTGGTCGCGTGCATCGGACGCCGATACTTGGGCCGAGCTGGTTGGAGCGTTCACCTTTGTCGAAGACGGCACAGTCAACGACAACTCTGGCTGGGTCTGCACAGTGGCTCCTGGCGGCACGCTCGGCACCACTGCGGTGACTTGGGAGCGGTTCTCTGGCGCCGGTCAGATCAATGCCGGCACCGGCATGACCAAGACCGGCAACACGCTCAACGTTAACACCGCCTCGTCTTCGCGCATCGTTGTAGGCGCTGACGAGATTGACCTTGCAACCACTGGTGTGACTGCTGGCACCTACAAGTCGGTGACAGTTGATCAGTGGGGCCGCGTGACTGCAGGCACCAACCCGACCACGTTGGCCGGGTACGGCATCACCGACGCGTACACCACCACGCAGGTGGACACAGCTCTTGCGCTCAAGCTGAACCTGACCGGCGGCACGATGTCTGGCGCGATCGCGATGGGCGCCAACAAGATCACCGGCATGGGTGATCCGACCAACCCGCAGGACGCGGCCACCAAGTCGTACATCGACACCATCTTTGGTTCGACCACTACGGCGGCTGCTTCTGCTGCTGCAGCAGCGGCCTCCGCATCTGCGGCAGCCACGTCGGCCACGAACGCAGCCAACAGCGCCACCGCGGCTGCAGGCTCGGCCACATCGGCCGCCAACTCGTTCACGACGTTCAACGATCAGTACCTGGGCAGCAAGACCAGCGACCCGAGCACCAACAACAGCGGCGGTGCGCTGGTGGCTGGCAACCTGTACTGGAACAGCACTGTCAGCGAGATGCGCGTCTACAACGGCTCGACTTGGGTCGCTGCGTACATCCCCGCTGGCGGCTACCTGCCGCTCACCGGCGGCACGATGACCGGCGTGATCACGTTTGCCAGCGCGCAGACGTTTGATGGCACCAAGGTGTCGGGCAACATTTCCGGCAACGCGGCCAACGTGACGGGCACTGTGGCGGTTGCCAACGGCGGCACGGGGTCGACCACGGCGTCGGGCGCTCGCACTTCGCTGGGCTTGGTCATCGGCACCGATGTGCAGGCGTACAGCGCCAACCTCACTACTTGGGCTGGCAAGACCGCCCCTACCGGCACGGTGGTGGGCACGACCGACACTCAGACGCTGAGCGGCAAGACGATCAGCGCGGGCATCTTCAATGACGGCTACACCGAGGAAACCGTCACCGCCAACACCGGCACCGCGTACACGATTGCGCTGGCCAACGGCACGGTGCAGATTCTGACGCTGACGGGCAACTGCACGTTTACTTTCCCCACGGCCACCGCTGGTCAGTCCTTTATTCTGCTGCTCAAGCAGGACGGCACCGGCTCGCGCACGGTGACCTGGCCCGCGGCTGTGAAATGGCCTGGCGGCACTGCGCCGACGATCACTGCAACCGCGTCTAAGCTCGACAAGTACATCTTCACCAGCGACGGCACGAACTGGTACGGCAGCAACGCTGGTCAGAACTACACGGTGTAAATGATGGGACGCTTCCGTGATTTAACTGGCGAACGATTTGGCAGGTTGCTTGTTTTGCAGCGCGACGGTTGCAACAAGCACGGCCAAGTTAAATGGTGGTGCCGCTGCGACTGCGGTACGGAAAAGCACGTTCTTGGCATGTGCTTGTCTCGCGGAGAAACGCAATCGTGTGGGTGCTTGCACAAAGAAAAAACTTCTGAGGCAAGCAAAATTCACGGCATGACTCAAACGCAAATTTATGGACTTTGGCGCGGCATGATTCAGCGTTGCACCGACATAAACCACCCGCGTTATTCGGATTACGGCGGCAGGGGAATAAACGTTTGCCCAGCGTGGCAGACGTTTGAAGGCTTTTATGCCGCGATGGGTGACAGGCCAACTGGAATGTCGCTTGAAAGAAAAGACGTAAATGGCGATTACTGCCCAGATAATGTGGTGTGGGCAAGCGCCAAAGCGCAAGCAAACAATCGACGCAGCAATGTCGTTCTTGAACACGCAGGAAAGAGGCAAACCATGCAGCAATGGTGCGATGAACTTGAACTAAAGATTGGCACCGTGTGGGCGCGAATCAATCGCGGCTGGGCCGCCTCCCGCGCTTTGACTCAGGAGGTGCGTCATGTTCAGTGCTAACACCTCCCAAGTTTCTCAAGACGCTGTTTTTATCGAAGACACGTTTTCGAGCTATTTGTACACCGGCACCGGGGCTGCACTGACGATCAACAACGGCATTGATCTGGCGGGAAAGGGCGGGTTGGTTTGGTTTAAATCGCGTTCTAATGCCTATAGCAATGCATTGTTGGATACAGCAAGGGGAACTAACAAGATGCTGCAGTCAGATTCGACGGCAGCTAACTCCACATTCAATTACTTAACCTCGTTCAATTCAAACGGTGTCACATTTCCCGGAAGCTTTGCCGTCAACAATAACAACGGAGCAACTTACGCTTTATGGACCTTCCGCAAGCAGCCGAAGTTCTTTGATGTGGTGACGTATACGGGTGATGGTACTGCAAATAGAAGTGTTTCGCATAGCCTTGGTAGTACACCCGGATGCATTATTGTTAAACAAACAAATACAACAAGAAGTTGGTTTGTCTTTCATCGCTCTCTTGCTAATGGCGGCACAACAGAAGAATTGAGTTTGAATTCAACCGCAGCCGCTAGTGGTAACGGGTATTTCCCGGCAGTATCTTCCACAACCTTTAGCGTCAGCGCATCATCTGCTGTTAACCAAAGCGGCGGCACCTACGTCGCCTACCTGTTTGCCCACGACGCAGGCGGCTTTGGCCTGACTGGCACGGACAATGTGATTTCGTGTGGGTCTTATACCGCAAGCGGTACATCTACAACTGTCACGCTAGGTTATGAACCTCAATGGGTGCTAATCAAGAAGACCAATGTGGCAGGCGACAACTGGAGATTGCTGGACACCATGCGGGGGATGACTGTCGCAGGCTCTACCAAATACACACTTGCACCAAATACATCAGCGGCAGAAGAGTCATGGTCTGATGCGGCTTCACCAAGCGCAACTGGTTTTACTGTTGATGGTGCGGGTTTAAATGATGGTGGCGATTCCTACATCTACATCGCCATCCGTCGCGGCCCGATGAAGACGCCGACGAGTGGGACGAGTGTGTTTGCGCCTGTAACGTATACAGGTGATGGGACAAATACGCTAGACATCACGGCTGGATTTCCTGTTGATATGTTCCTCAACAGCCTTACCAATGTTGCCGATGAAAGGCTTTTAAAGGATAGACTGCGCGGCGGTGGTGTGACGTTGAGTGTCACTGAGACAACCGCTGAAAGCACCTCCTACACCATCGGGTTTGATTCAAATACGCAAATTCTGAACATGCCTTCATCGTGGTACAGCCAGAACGGTGTTCCGTATGTTGACTGGCTTTTTAGACGTGCTCCAAGTTTTTTTGATGTGGTGTGCTACACGGGGACGGGTTCTGCTCTCACGGTGAATCACAACTTGGGGGCGGTGCCGGAGCTGATGATTGTGAAGCGGCGCGACAGCACTGGTTTTTGGGCTGTCTATAGTGCTGCTACCGGAGCCGCAAACGTACTTGAACTCCAAAGCTCAGCGGCATCAACAAGCGGTACGGCGTGGAATTCCACTGCTCCAACAGCGTCTGTATTTACAGTTGGAAATACGATCGCCACGGGGGTCTCTGGAGGAACCTACGTCGCCTACCTCTTTGCCTCCTGCCCCGGCGTGAGCAAGGTTGGCAGTTATTCAGGCACAGGTGCACTGCAAACCATCAACTGTGGCTTTACATCAGGGGCGCGGTTCGTCCTCATCAAGCGCACCGACAGCACAGGTGACTGGTGGCTCTACGACTCAGCCCGTGGAATTACTAGCGGCAACGACCCGTATCTGTTCTTGAACACACAGTCGGCTCAAGTCACCAACACCAACTACGTTGACACCGACACCACCGGCTTTAAGGTAACCGCAGCAGCCCCGGCAGGACTGAATGCGTCGGGTGGAACCTATATTTTCTTGGCGATTGCCTGATAGGAGCAACAAATGGAAATCAGAATTCGAGACACGGGCAACGTGGTGACGGAGCAAGAGTTCCGCGCCATGTTCCCTAACACAGGCTTTCCTGTGCCGTTGACCGCCGAGATCATCAGCGAGTTTGGTGGCGATGTGGTGCTCGAGGGGCCGCAAGCCCAACCGACACGCTACCAAATTGCTTTCCGTGACGGCGTGCAGCAGATCGAGGGCCAGTGGTTCACCAAGTACAGCGTGGCCGACATGGAGCAGGAGGCCAAGGACGCGCTGGACGCTCAGCAAGCCGCATCGCAGCGCGCCTACCGCAACACGCTGCTGAGCGACTGCGACTGGACCCAACTGCAGGACGCGCCGGTCAACCAGCAGGCCTGGGCGAACTACCGCCAGGCGCTGCGCGACGTGACCAAGCAGGCGGGGTTCCCTTGGGATATCGCCTGGCCCGAAAAGCCGCAGTGAGCGATGCGATAATCACCCCACAAAAATTATTTCTCAACCCACGACGCCACTGGAGATTACATGGAACTGACAATTCAACTGGAGCTGAACGAAGTCAACGCGGTGCTGGACGCAATCGGGGCCCTCCCGACGCACACCAACACATGGCCCATCGCGGCCAAGATCCGCGCACAGGCTGCCGCTCAACTCCCGCAGCAACAGGAGCAGCAAGATGGCGGGCAGGGAAGTACAGCTGACTGACGAGCAGATCGAGGCGATCGCGGAGCGAGCTGCCGAGGTCGCCTTCGAGAAGATCTACAAGGAGGTCGGCAAGTCGGTCTTGACCAGACTTGCATGGATGGCCGGCGCGGCAGTTGTCGGCCTCTTCATGTGGGTGGGCACCTGGCACACGCCCAAGTGAGCCTGCCGTGATTGCCGAGCTGGCCGCTGCCAACGCTGCGTTCGCGGTCATCAAGCACGCCGTCGCCAACGCGGGCGACATCATGGCCGCCGGCCAAAAGCTGTTCGATTACTTCGACGCCAAGGCGGCCATCCAGCGCAAGGTCAACGAGCGCGCACAGGGCAAGGGCAGCACCGAGGGCTCAAGCGACTGGGAAGAGTTCCAGGCCCTCGAGCAGCTCAAGGCGCAGGAAGAGCACCTGCGCGAATCCATGATTTATGCCGGCCGCCCAGGCCTCTGGGACGACTGGCTCAAATTCCAAGCCGAGGCTGCGCGCAGGCGCAAGGCCGCCATTGAGGCCGAGATCAAGCGCAAGAAGGCACTGCGCGACCGCATAGAGCAGGCGTTCTGGTGGGGTGCGCTGGTCGTTACGCTGAGCTGCGCTGCGGCGTTTTTTGTCGTCATGTATTCGATGTTCAATGGAAGGGGCTGATCATGCTGTCGTTGTTGTCCACCCTCGGAGGCCTGCTCATCAGCGGCCTGCCCAAGCTCTTGGAGTATTTCCAGGCCCGAGCTGACCACAAGCATGAGCAGGAGCTGGCGCGCATCCAGACCCAGCGCGACCTTGAGATGGCTGCCAAGGGCTTTGCCGCACAGCAGCGCGTCGAGGAGATCAAGTTTGACCAGATCGCCCTGCAGACCGACGCGCAGATGACCACGGCCGCGCTGGATCACGACAAGGCTGTGCTGGCCAAGGCTTCGCGCTGGGTGGCCAACTACGTCGGGACGGTGCGCCCCACCGTCACCTACATCTTCGTGTTTGAGCTGGTGTCGATCAACGCCTTCCTGTGCTACTACCTGTGGACCCACCCGGCCCTGGTGGTCAGCATCGAGGACGTGCTGCGCTACTCGGACATCATCTTCAGCACCGACGAGATGGCCATGCTGGGCGGCATCATCGGCTTCTGGTTTGGCAGCCGGGGCTGGAGCAAGAAGTGAGGCTGTCGGATCAGGGCGCGGCCCTGATGCACCGCTACGAGGGGTGCCGGGACCGTCCCTACCTGTGCCCGGCCCACATGTGGACCATCGGCTACGGCCACGTCCTGTACCAAGACCAGCTGCGGCTGCCGATGGCCAGGACGCCCGAGACGCGCACGCTGCCCAAGATCCGCAAGGAGTACCCGCTGCGGCCCGAGCATTTCCGCGTCTGGGGCAAGGAGGAGATTGATGCGCTATTCCAGGCTGATGTCGCTTCTTTTGAGCGCGGTGTTCTACGACTTGCTCCCGGCTTGGCTGGCCATCAAGGCGCTTTTGACGCTTGCGTCTCTTTCGCGTTTAATGCCGGGCTAGGCAACTTCCAGCGCTCCCAGATCCGCATGAAGGTGAACCGGGGCGACTGGCAGGGCGCGGCCGATGCATTTATGCAGTGGACCAAAGGCGGGGGCAGGGTGCTGCCCGGCCTGGTGGCCAGGCGCAAAGCAGAGCGCCAGCTTTTCTTGTCAAGCGCTCAAGAAACTGTGCCATAAATGTGCCGCGCACCGTGACGATTGCAGTTGCCATTGCAAACCTTGGCCCGTTAATTCGGGCCTTTTTTGTATCCTTTAGGATTGTGATTCTGGTGAGTTTTTCTCCTAAGCCCTTGTCACTGTTGAGTTTTTGTAGGCGTAGAATCGGATTTGTGCCATTTTTGTGACACAAACAAGGTTTCAGTGGTGGCTGTAGCTCAGTTGGTAGAGCCCTGGATTGTGATTCCAGCCGTCGTGGGTTCGAGTCCCATCAGCCACCCCATTTCTTCACAGCCCGACCCTTTCCGCTGCCGCGGCCAGGTGCTCGGGCGAGAGGTGGGCATAACGCTGCACCATCTCATGCGAGTGCCATCCCCCCAGCTCCTGCAGCACTGACAATGGCGTCCCGGCCATCGCGTGCCAGCTTGCCCAGGTGTGGCGCAGGTCGTGGAATCTGAAGCCAGGCACGCCAGCGCGCTTGCAAGCCGCCTCCCAGGTGTTGGCCCACACCCGCGTCATATCGCCCCATACGCGGCCTGTGCGGGGCTCTGGTAGCGATGCCAACAGCTCCCTGGCCTGACTGTTCAATGGCACCACAATGCGATGCCCAGCTTTGGCCTCGTCGGCCTCCACAACCGCCACCCCACGCTCCAAGTCCACCTTCTCCCAAGTCAGGCCAAAAACATTCGATCTTCTCAACCCGGTGAGCAAAGCGAAACGGACTGGCATCCGATACTTTTCCGGGAGATTTGCGATCAAAACCTCAGCTTGCTCGCGTGACAGAAATGCGACACGACGCTTGGGCTCTGCCTCGGACTTGAGGACGGGGGCGCGGTCCAGCCAATCCCAATCGCGCTCGGCAGAACGCAACATGGCCCGCACCAGAGCGCGGTACCGGTTCCTGGTGCTTCCGGTCACGTCCTGGGGAAGTGCCTCCTCGATGTCGTCGCGGGTGATGTCGGCAAGTTGCTTGGCCCCCAGCTTGGGCAGGAAATAGTTGATCTTGTCCTGATCCTCGCTGATTGACTTCTTATGGCCGCGCTCTGTGAGCCAGCGCGCACAGGCGTCCTTGAAGGTCTTCTTGGGGCGAGCCTTGAGAACCTTGCCCTGCCACAGCTCGGCCCTGCGAATGTCGTACAGGTTCTGCGCTTGCTTTTTGTCGTTGGTCTTGAGTGATTCCCGGATGCGAACGCCATTGATTTGAACGTCCATCCAGTACACGTCGCCGCGAAGTTTGATAGCCATGTCGTGGGTTCCTTTTGGTTCGTTTGTCCATATATGGTGAGAATAGCGCAACATTTAAGCGATGGCAACAGATTTTTATGGCACGCCGACGCCCCACAGGGCGATCAGCCCAGCCTCAGCCTTTCCGTCGTCCTTCACGCGCTTGAATTCCCCGGCGTGCGCTGGCCAGACCTGGGCAGCCTTGGCCCTGGCCGCGTCCTTGCCGCCGTTGAGCTTCATGTCCTTCTTCCACTTGGCTGGTGTCACCGTCTGCGTGGGGATGGCCAGCCCGGCCATGACGCCCAGGACGATGCCGAAGGCCTGGCCGAAGGCGAACATGGAGCTTACCCCCTGGCCAGGCATGGCGCCCACCTGCTCAACGTAGGCGACGGCGCCCTGGTCTGCGTACAGGCGCAGCTCCGCGGCCAGCATTTCGGGGCTCACGCGGCGCTTGGCCTTGCCCCCACTGATCACCTCCACGCTGGGCATATCGAACACATGCACCAGCTTGCCGGTGTCCTCGAGGATGGCGATCGCGCCCGCTGCGCCGGGATCGACGCCGATGATGAAATTCATTGCTGCTCTTCTTTCTTTCTCATGGCCCGCAGCTGTGCGCGTGACAGGCCCAGGTTGAACACACTGTTGGCCCGCAGCTTGAGCTGCGACCGCGCCCAGTACCGGCGCTTGATTTCTTTCTTGTCGGACTCTGGCCGCTTGGCATTGGGCTTGTCGCCTATGGCATACACGGCCCGCGGATATGTCCGCTCGCCCTCCATGTCGTAGACGTACTCCCTGACGTAAATGCGCCTGCCCGCGACGGGCGAGCGCTTGTTGAGGCGAGAGACGACGGCGGCGATCTCGTCTTTGGGGCGGCCCAGGCGCTTGCAGATCTCCGCACGCGTCATCGGGCCCTCCTCATCCAGCAGGCGCATGATCTCTTTGACAATGGCACCGCGCTCGACTTTCATTTTTTCCTCAACGCCTTTCGTGTCCAGCACGCGGCGCAGATCCAACGACCGCGCCCCATGTCCATGCCGCCCTCGGGCGGCTTCTTGGTTTCGCACTTGTCGCACGTCTTGAAGCGGTGCGCGGGCTGCGCCACGTTGCCCTTAAGGTTGATGCTTTGCTTGACGAAACTCACAGCGCGTTCCACCCCAACATGAAAATCAAATACCAGGCCTTGAGGAACAGGCCGATGAGTGCAAGGGCCACGCCAAAGATCAGGTAACTGATCAGCAGCGTTGGCACGACTTCAGTGAACCATCTCATGCGCCACCTCCGATCTTCTTCATTGCCTCGACCGCGGCTGCAGTCTTCTTGCGCAGCTCGCGCTTGGGCGGCGCGTCAGGCTTGACAGGGATGTCGTCGGGGTGCGTGGCCAGCTCCTCGAGCCAGTCCATGTGCACGCCGCCGCTGACCATCGTGCTGCCGGGGATCTGCTGCTTGATCTCGGCCACCTGAGTGAGCAGCTCACCAGGGCAGCTGTGCAGCTCTTTGCTTGAAAAGTGCGGGCCGTAGCCGGTGCAGGGGCCCGTCGAGTTGCTGAAGTGCACGCCCGTGACCTTGTGCTTGTACGCAATCCACGTCTCGCCACCGTCCACAGGCTCGCCGTAGGGCACCAGCGTGGGAATCATCAGGTGATCGTTGCAGGCCTGGCGCTGCATCTCGGTGGTGATCTCCGCGTTGTGGTGCTGGCACTGCCATGCGGCATTCTCAACAGGCGTGGCGTGGCAGCAGGTGCGGCAGTTGACCTCGGCGGCCACGCCACCGTGGCAGTGCTTCCACATGCTGCACATCTTGCAGACGTAGTAGGCCGGATCTTCGCTCAGCTTCACCGGCGGGTTCGGGGCCTCGATCAGGTACTCGGCCTTGAGCTTGAGCGCGATGAATCGGTCTTTGTCGAAGTGGACCCACTCGGTGTACACGTCGTCGGTGTTCTTGTTGACGCCCATGTAGAGGGCGCGATCGATCTCCATGAGGCCCATGTAGACCTGCATCTGGTCGTAGTGCTGGGGCTTGGCCACCTGCACCTTATTCTTCACCAAATCCTGGTGGGACTTGTCGCTGTGCGTCTTGAACTCCAGCACGCACACGCTCTTGGGGGCCTCGGGCACGCCCTTGGCCACGCCGTCCAGGCTGCCGCCGAAGTGGCCGTTGCAGGCGCGGACCTCCCACTGCTTGCCGGTCTGCGGATCTGTGTCCCAGACCTCCGCGCCGATGCCGCGCAGTTCCTCGATCAGGCGGGCCTCTTCGCGCTTGCCGGTGTCGAACAGGCGCAGGATGCGGCCGGGGAACTCGGGCTTGAGCGCCCAGCGCCAGGTCAGCCAGATGTAGCGCTCGCACTCATGGCCGATCAGGGACGCGCCCATGTGCGGGCGGTGCTCCTGCGGCTTGGATTCGTACCAGCGGACGATCGCCGCGCTGGTGGTGTGTTGTGATTCAGGTAGGGCTGCCATCGCTCTCGCCATTCAATTTGTTGATCAGTGCCTGCGTCTGCTGGTGCCATTTGAGGGAAATCATTGGCATCCCGCAAAAGTGAATGCCTTTCTTGCTTTCCTCAAAAGCATCAAGCAACAACTCCAGCAGTTCTGGCGCGGCCGCGATGAGCCGAGCGTTCGTGCTGTATGGATGCTTGTAGCCTCTCAGGGTTGCGATGCTTTTGTCGTTGTTGGCCATGATGTGAATGACGCCACCAAATGTCTTGAGGGTCGTCCACGGGCCTGGAGTGTGTTTTGTTGCCATCGTTGTCTCAAAAGGTGGGGCCTACTCGCTGCGTCTGGTGCATATGACGGACGCCTCCTAAAAGGCATCACTCCCAGCATCCGCTTTCGGCCCCGTTGATTACTGTCGTCCGAACCAGCTTTCCATCGTTCTGATGGAGCTTTTCAATTCGGTTTCGGAGGGCCTCGACTTGTTGTAAGTCTTCAGCGCCTTCGCGTGGTCTTTCCTGTAGTTGCGGACCTCTTGGATGCTGCCGCCGCTCTTAATGTACGGTGGTAACTGTTCAACAAGGGGGCGCAACACATCCTTGAGAGCCGCACTCAAGATCACTTCTCCCAGGGCTTGCGGGCCGGTGCTGCGGCCGCCGGGGCGGGCGCTGCGGGGCGCGCTGCAGGTGCTGCGGGCTTGGCTGCAGCCGGTGCGACACCGGCGCTCAGGTAGCCCACGATGCGGTTGCGCTCGGGATCTTTGCGGTCGATCTCGACGTTGGCCACGAAGGGGATGTCGTGCAGCTGCACGGTGTCGTCCATGTCGGTGACGCCCACAGCAAAGCACAGGGCCGCGAGCGCTTCCTTGGCGATCTCCTCGGCCTGCTTGTTGGGGTTGTCCACGTTCAGGCGCTCCCAGTGGCGGCGGCCGCTGTGCTCGCCAGCGATGACCTGCATCTCCAGCTCGAGGTAGTGGCCGGTGCCGGCCTTGGTCGGCTTCACGTCCGACTTGACGATCATCATGTCGTAGGCGCCAGCGGGCAGGGGCCCATAGGTGCGCGGCTGCATCGGCTCGACAGAGTTGGCGTTGAAGTTAAAGGTTGCCATCGTTTGCTCCTTAGTTGGCAGGGGTGGTTGATGCGGTCAGAGCCGCGGCGAATGCTTCCCAGTCGAGAGGCATGTTTTTGAGGCCGAACCGATTGCCACCCATGTGCGCGGGGTGCGGTTCGACGTGGAGGATTCGCTTGCCGGTGGTGCGTGCTTTGACTTCCTTGTTGCCAAAGCCCGAGGCCGACTCGGTGGTCACGATCTGGTAGTTGGCCCAGCCGATCACGTCGGCCCACTCCTGCACCAGGGCGGCAGCGCGGTCGTGCAGCTTGAGGACGTACTGGTCGTAGCCGTCGTGCATGGGCGACTCAAAGTGCTTGATCTTGTCGTGCGCGATCAAGATCACGGCCATGTTCTTCTGCTGGCGCAGCTCCTCGAAACCGCTCAACAGGTTGCGCCACTCCTCCGCGGCCGCGATGTAGCCCTTGCCGTAGCCTGGCGCTTCGATGTTGGCCCACTTGTTCTCAGCGCAGACGTGCGCGTGCAGCAGGGGTTCGAGCCAGTCCAGCGAGTCGAGGAACACCGAGTTGAAACCGTGGTCCTCCTTGAGCAGCGTGCCGATTGCGGAATACACATCGGCAAGCGATAGGCACAACGGAAAGGCCGAAGCATCGACCGCATCGGCGCCATCCTCAGTGAGGATGCCGACCGCGTTGGGGGCCATCGCGGCGAAGGTCGTCTTGCCGATCTTGCCTGGGCCGGCGATGACGATCTTGGGGGCGCGCAGGCGCTTGGTGCGCGAAATGGATGAGAGATTAAAAGCCATGTTCATTTCCTTTTGTAGGTTCGTGTGAGCCTGGCGTGGGCGCTCAGGCGAAGTGATTGTCGATACCCGACGGGCTCGATCAGGTGAGCGAACTTCTTGGCCAGGCCGCCCCACGCGTTGACGTGGTGAGGTTGGCCGATGCCGTAGCGCTCGACGCAGGCGCGGAAGTCCTCAAGCGCAAACTCCTCTGGGGCTTCAGTCTCAAGCCACCAGCGAAACGCAAGCCCGACTTCATCGGCCCACGCGGCAGCGTTGTCCAGCACCTGGTCGATGCCAGCATCACGCAGCTGTTGCCCGGTGCTCATTCCTTGAACACCACCTTGACGCCGGTCTTGGCTGGCGTGACGGTGACCGCCGGGGCGATCTGCCGCCAGGCATCGGGCGAGTGCTCGCGCAACGCCTTGAGGATGGATTCGTCGGCCTTGACCTCGGTCTTGATGGGCCGGGCCTCCTCGGGCCAGTTGGCCGTGAGCTCCTGCAGCTTGGCCACGTCGGCCTTGTAGGTAAGCTTGCCGGTCAGCGAGATCTTCACGCCCTGGGGCGTGGCGAACGTCTCCGAGCCTTCCTCGCGTGCAGGGTGCAGCGCCAGGATCTGATCCTCGACGCTCACGCGCTCTTTGCGCGCAGCGTCTTCCTTCTGTTTGGCGATCGACCACTTGTGGGCCAGGATGTCTATCTGTTCCATCATTTTTTTTCCGTTGTTTTGGTGGTTGGAGGCAAACAGTCTTTTGGAAGATCGTCCGATCTCACAAATTCAAGGGTTGTGAAACGATGGTTGTTTGCGCACTCATAGCGGCGGCGTTTTGTGTGATCAGACCGAGTTCGTGTTTCCAAAACGTCAGCCCAGGCGTTGCAGCGAGGACAATTCATTGTGAAAGCCCCATCACCAAGCATGCGGCAAAACCAACGCCAATGAAAGCAGCCAGCGCATAGCCAGCCCATCGTTCCCACCTTGGGATGCGGTAAGCCATCGGGCGCACAGAGGCGTAACCGTAGGTAAAGGTGCAGTCCGCAAGGGTGCGGGGGGTGGTGGTGTGGGAAGGTTTCATTGGTGGGCTCCTGTCGTGTGGTGATTTCGTTCCAGCTCGGCGAACTGCCAGGTAAGGCTCTGGTACTTGCGCCAGAGCTCTGTGCTGCGCTCCTGGTCGCTGATGCAACCGTGGCGGCTGTACTTGACCTTTTCGTCCCAGCGCAAGGCGGCCGCTTTGGCCTCCTCGCGTTGTTGTTTGAGTTCTTCGATGGTCATGGCCATGAGCTCAGGCCATCATCTTGTTGCGAAGCGATTCCTCGCGGATGCAGTCCACGCGCTCCATGTGGTGAGCGATGTGCTCGATGGCAGTGCGCAGACCTTCCAGGCTGCTTGCGTTGCGGGCCGCGTTAAGGATCTTGCTGACGGCCTCGGCGCGGTTGTTGGCGGTGTCCGACAGGAATGCTGTCAGCAGCTTGTCGTTGTGGTTCAGAGTGGTTTGCATCGTTTGCTCCATTGCGTTGTTGACAATGGAATGATTACAACACAACGATGCGAAAAACACAACAACCAAGCAAAAAAATCAGGATTAGTGAAAACCCCGACAAAAATTCACGACGGTTTGATCCACAGCACGGGGGAGGCCCACGCGATCTGCACGTCGGTAATTGTTTCGTGACTGGGCCACAGGATCAGGTTCTGGCTTTCGCGCCTGTAGCCTTTCCTGATCAAGCCCATCAAATGCTTCCCGTCTTTGGTGGCGCAGACACACATGTTGTCAATATGATTGCCTGGGTCGCCTTGAGCAGGACTCACAAATAGCAGCCATCCATCCTTAATGCTGGCGTGCGTTCTTACCTGGACTGCATAGGCTCCAACAGGGCAGTCACCAGGCCCAATGACAATGTCGTGCGTGCCGTTGGGCATCGCAATGATGTTGCCATATGAGTCCATGTGCGCCGCAATTGGCACTTTGCGTACGTCCTCGGTAATATCTATTCCGGCTGCGCGCATGACCTCAAGGATCGGTACGCCAAGAATCATCGAAATTTGATGAGCTTCGTGTGGCGTCATCTTGCGTTTTCCTCGCAACATAAGCGACACGGCTGCCGCATCAAGTTCCAGCAACTTCGCCAGCCCTCGTTGCGAAATATTTTTGTCAGCCAATCTGTCTTTGAACCACAAAGTATCCATGTGTGCCTCTTAATATTTGAGGAAGGGCAATCATGGTGTCATATTCTCCCTGTTGAGTCAATCTCAATATGTTGATCGTACAGGATCTTGTAATGTTTTGTGCGCTAACGCACTTGCGTTAAGATGATAAAACCGCATCACATTACGAGGATCGAAAGTGACCATTGAAACCATCCATACCCACAACCCCGCGTACACCGTAATCGAAAAGCTGGGTGGCAAAAGCTATGTGGCCGAGCAACTTTCTCTTGACAAATCAACGCTCTCCAGGTGGTGTCAACCCAAGCCGATGGGTACCGGTGGCACGATCCCGCAAAAGCATTGGGCACGTCTGCTGGAGATGGCTGCTGCGCAGCGCGTGCGCATCACGCTCAAGGAGCTGGCCGCGATCGAGGCTTGATCATGGTCTACGAAGTGCAGCAGACCATGACCAACAGCGACTTCCTGGCCGAGGTGTACGGACACCTGGGCGACAACGAGTTCGGCTGGATCACCAACTTCCGAGCTGACCCAAGCAATGCGCCGCCGCTCGTCTGGGGCGGCCGCTTCTACAAGGGCACACCCAACCAGGCCGCCCTGATCGACAACGCGGGCGAGGACAACACCTACTTCTGCACCGCCGTGCTCAAGCCCACTGAGGACGGCGAGTTCTTCCGGCGCAAGGACTGCTTCGTGCGCCTGGCCGTGCTCACCCTGGACGACGTGCCGCTCGAGGACATCACCAGTTGCTCGTACGCCATTCAGACCAGCCCAGGCAAGCACCAGGTCGGCATCTTCCTGGACTGTGACGACCCCGACACCTACAACCGACAGCTGGTCGATCGCGTCATGCAGGCGTTCGCGGCCCGCGGTCGATCGAACGATGCGTCGGGCAACGCGTGCGTGCGCTTCGTGCGTTGCATCGTGGGCACTAACACCAAGCCGCGGGCGGCCGGGCCCTGGAAGGTGCAGCTGGTCACCTGGGCCCCGAACATTCGCTGGACCTTGGCTGACGCGTGCGCCGCGTTCGGTGTCGATCTGGACAACCTGCGCATGGCAGCCGCGATCGAGCGCACTGGCTCGAGCACCAAGGGCGCGGGAACGGGTACGCACGCAGGCGAGATGATCGCCAGCCTCACTGACCCACAACCTGAGCAGCGTGCGTATCACGACAACATCACCCGCTTGGCAGCGTCGTTGATTTCGGGCGGCATGTTCCCTGGGGCCGCGGTGGAGTTTCTGTACAGCCTGATGGACCAGGCTAAGCCATCGACGCGAGAGGAAGAGGAGCTGCGTCGGTGGGAAACGCGAAGGGCTGAGATTCCGCGGGCCGTAAAAAGTGCCGAGAAATTTGCACCCGAGGAACGTAAGGCGCCGGAGATTACGGTAAACCTCCAACTTGCGCAAGATGATCAACGAGTTACAGACGAGGGCCAGCAACACAGCAGCGGTGATCTGGCGCCTCTTGACTGGCACAAGTTGTCCGAAACAGAGCCCGAGCCAACCAACTGGCGCGTCGATGGCTGGCTGCCCGAGCGCACAGTCACCCTGCTGGCCGCCAACGGGGGCGTGGGCAAGTCCAACCTGAGCCTGCAGATGGGTGTCGCAATGGCCACAGGCAGCGAGTTCATCGGCGTGGCCACCAAGCCCAGCCGCGTGCTGGTGATCTCAGGCGAAGACGAGGGCCGCACCGTCCATTTCCGCGTGGCCAACATCTGCCAAGACCTGGCCATCCCGATGTCGAGCCTGGCCGGCAGGATGATGGTCTACGACATGACCCAGACCGACTGCGTGCTCTGGCGTGATGGCAACCCGACCGAGCGCATGCAGTGGCTGGCCGACGCCGTGGTGCGCCACAAGGCCGAGGTCGTGATCATCGACAACGCCTCCGACGTGTTCGCCGACAACGAGAACGACAGGACGGCAGTCCGGGGCTTCATGCGGTGCCTGAACACCATCGCCCACGGCACGGGCGCGGCCATGCTGCTGCTGGCCCACGTTGACAAGGCCAGCGTGCGCGCCGGCGCAGGCCTGGACAGCAACAGCACGTTCTCGGGATCGACCGCCTGGAACAACAGCGCACGCTCGCGCTGGGCGATGGTCCGCGAGGACTCGGGCGCGATCGTCGTGCGCCATGAGAAGTGCAACCTCGGGCCGCTGCAGGAAGAGATTCGCTTGGAGTTCGACATCGAGGCCAAGGTGTTCAAGCGCTTTGGCACCAGCCCAGGCAACCAGCTCGCGCAGACAGTGATGCGAAATGCCCACCGCGCTGCGATTCTTCGATTGCTCAGCCAGGCAGACGGCGCGGGCCAGCGCTTGTCCATGAAGCTGCGGTCCAACAACAACGCCTACGTCATCCTGCGCAAGTCCCAGGACTTCCCGCGCATCGCCCGCGATGACTTCTTTTCGATCCTCTACGACATGCAGCGCGAGGGCCTGATCACCGAGGTCGAGTACACGCACGACCGCAAGAAGCACCTGCGCATCGCCCTCACGCCGGCGGGCGAGGCTCGCGTGGCCGTGGGTTCAGGAGCTGCGCCGATGTGGGTGCAGAGACAGCAACAAGGAGCACAGGAATGACACCGAAACAAGAGGCCGCGCTGCGGCTGGCGTTGGAGGCGTTGAAAAAGTGCGACTCCGCACTGGCCGAAGAACTTGCGGCTTGGGACATAGACCCGCCGCTGCATCATGTGCTGGAGGCTTCAAACGCTTGCGGCCCTGCCATCGCCGCCATCGACGAGGTGCTGGCCGAGCAGCCAGCACAGCAGCGGGAGCCGGTGGCTTGGAAGTTCACCGACAAAGAAGGCACTGAGTTCTTTGAGCAACGCGAGGAATGGGAAGGTAAATGGACACCCCTTTACACATCCCCACCAGCAAGCAAGCCGCACGGCTTTGCTGGGGTGACTGCTTGGATTGGTGATGCAACAGTCACTCGGATCGTGACGCGAGTGCAAATTCAGCATGAGCGCGTAGCCGGTCAATCCATGACGCAAGCGGCCCGAGTGTGCCTTGACATGCTTGCCGCCCACGGCATCAAGGGGGACGCATGAACTGGCTAAAAAGATTTGCGTTGGCAATTGCCGACTGGGCCATGCGTGAAGCCCGTAAATGCCCTGACATTTCTGCCCATGAATTTGAACAATGGAAGCGCGAGTACAAGAAAGATTTTGGAAAGGACTTCAAATGAACATCACCATCTACACCAAGAGCAACTGCCCAAACTGCATGACAGCCAAGCAACTGCTCAAGAGCAAGGGCCGCGACTTCACCGAGATCAGTTTGGACGAGGAGGGCAGACGCGCCAACTTCATGGCCGCGTACCCAGAGGCCAAGCAGATGCCGCAGATCCTGATCAACGGCCAGCGCGTGGGCGGGTTGGCTGGGCTGCGCGTGGCGCTTAATCAGATGGAGCTGCTATGAGCACGCACGGTGACGGCGGCAAAGGCTCGCAGCGGCGGCCAGGCGAGGGATATCAGGAGGCTTGGGAAAGGATCTTCGGGAAGAAGCCTCAGCAGCCTGTGCCCGCTCCTAAGGAGCCCAAATAATGGGTGCGCTCGCATCGTGCCTGCTATGCGATCGCATTGCGGGCGCACTGCAGGCGCAGCATGGGGGAAGCCCCCCTCCAAGGGGGCTCCCCCTGCGCTTTTGCATACTTTTGACGGACGGAGAAAGTGCGCCTGCACCTGCTCTGTATAGGGTGTGGGATGCAGGCGCACTTTTTTTGGCTGGATGGAGGTGGTGATGGTGATTGATCTGTTTTTTGTGGCCGGGGTGGTGTTGATGCTGCTCGGGCTGTGGTGGGAGGGCCTGGTGTGTATTGGCCTGGCCTGGCTGGTCTGGCGTGCGTGCCGGTGAGAGAATCGAAGCATGGAAGTGAAACAGCAACTCGATGAGGTCGGGCAGCAGCTCCAGCAGGCCGTGCTGCAGGCTGCCATGCCCGCGGACGACGAGCCTTTCAACGTGGACGAGTGGCGCAAGGAGGCCCTGGCGCGCAAGAACGGCGCGTCTGGACAGGCAGACAGTGGCGACGCAAAAAATGCGGCCGAAATGCGGGAACAGCCGCCGAGCCCGATCAACGGGGCGCGGCTGCCGGCGGGGCGGCCGAAGGGCGTGCAGAACAAGGTCACGCGCACGATCCGCGAGGCCGTCGAGAAGGCGGCCCGCGACTGCCACCCTGACGGCCTGGCCGGCTGGCTGGTGGAGCGCGCCCAGGGCAGCCTGGGGGACCGGCAGATCTTCGCGCAGATGGTCAACAAGGCCATGCCGCTGCAGGTGCAGGCGCAGGTCGGCGGTGGCGTTCAGATCCAGCTGAGCTGGCTTGGCCAGCGCCAGATTGGCACAACCGTGGCACAACAGCCTGAGCAGCGCACGCAAGTCCTTGATCTGCAAGCAGAAAGCGACGGCACCTATCGGATTATTGATCCG